TCTTAGGCTCTAAAACCACTTCGGCTAAAGTTACCGAACCCGCAGGCGTGAACCCACAGGAAAAGTCTTGACGACCGTTACCGTAGTCAATTTTACGAATTGATGTTTTTACGGGAATGTTAGGTAATACTGTTACCAAACCTTTTGCGATAGTATCCGCTTCTTTGAACGCTTTACCTACTATTTCGCCTGCAACTGTACCGTTATAGTTACTGTTTACTGTTACTGATGTAGCCATTTTTTATTTACTTTTTTAGATTATTTAATGATTCGACTAAACGACCCCTTGTCGTTGTAGCCATTTTAACTTCTTTCTCAATCGGAGCTACTTTGGTTTTTGTTACCGCAGGTTGCTCGCTTAATTCAACTTTTAAATCTTCAACCGCTTTTGCGCTTTCTGAAAATTTAGCTTCGATTTGGTTTGTTAAATCCGCTTTCAAATCTTCTCCGAATTTTACCAAGATACTTGAAATCATATCTTTTAATTCGCCCGTTGAATCCATTGCAGTAGGTTTAACCTCTTGCGCTTGTTCAACTTCTACCTCAACTTCGGGTTGCTCTACCATTGCTTCTTTTACTTCAGCAATTACACCCGTTTCAGTTACGATAATAGTTACATCGTTTTCCAACGTGTATTCACCCGCAGGAGCAGGAACATTGCCCTCAGGCGTAACCAATGAGATAGCACCGCCCACCGTTGGAACGTCGCCCTCAAATTCTAAAGTACCCGCACCCTCTTTAAGGTTTGCTGTACTTAGTTTGACAGATTTAGAAAATAGACCTTTCAATCTATCTACTATACTATCTTCTAATTGTTTAAAATCCATATTACTAACTTTGTTTAAAATTACTTTCTCACTAAAAACGCCCTCTAAAGAGAAACCCGTTCCGTTCTCTAATGCCTTTTGATATTCGGCATCGTTTTCAAATTTTAAAGAGCCAACCCAATCACCTACTTCAGCACCTAAATTGTAAACTGCCGACTTATCTTTGTCCGCATCTTCTACAATCCAACTTTCTACCAAATATCCCTCTAAGGTATCGTCTGAATTATGTTCTACGTTGAAGTTTCTTTGTTTGTTATTTTTGAAATACAACTCGCTTGCTCTTCTAACTGTTTGCTCTGAAAAAAACACTTCAAACTCTTCTTTGCTTTCCTCGTCGTAGCGGTAAATCTTTTTATTAGGCTTCATTATGATGCCCATTAAAATGCGCTTTTTATCATCGACCTTTGCAAAGGTTTGTTCTTGCTTTTTTAGTGCTACAAATTGGGTTTCCATTGCTGGCTCACCAACTACTGAAATGGCATTAATGCCGTCTTTCAATTCATCATTTAAAAACAATTCGTACACTTTCATATTTATAAAACGATTTTGTTATTTTTTGTCGTATTTTTTAACCGAATACAGAATTTTGCTGTGCGTTTCTGTCCAACGCTTGTTGGCTTGTAACTTGACTACCTACAACAAAAGTTTGAACGGGTCTGTTTTGTTGCCCTGCTATTGTTGCTGTTAATTGGTTTGTGCTACTTTGCCCAACGATGTTAAATTGTGGTGCGCTACTTCCACCGCCACCGCTTGCGCTTGCATTACTTCCACCACTACCACCACCGCTTGACATAGGGTTAGTTGATAAGATGTTCTTAACCGCTTTGAAACCAGTCGAAGCTACGAAAGCTATATTTGCAACCTTTAAACCTATTTCGTAAGGAGTAACGGCTTTTGTAGCTAACTCGGCAGTTATACCTTGATAAGTATTTATTAAAGCCTGACCGACTGCAAAGGCTTTCCCTATCTTACTATTTTTGCCTAACAAACTTGCAACTTTACCGAACGTTTCGCCCGCTAAGGCTAATTCTTGTTGGGTAATTATTTTTTTACGTTCTAAAGCTTGATTTTCATAATATTTTTTTGTTTCATCAGTTAAAAACTCTTGATTATTTACAAAAGTGGTATATTCCTCTAATAGCTTTTTCTTTTCTCCTAAAGTTCCGTTAAAGTTTTCTATCTCTATAAGTCTACGATTAGCCTCTTTTATTTCTTTATCCTCAGGGCTTTCAAAATTATCAAGTTCTTCTTGTTGACGTTTGAAATTTTCTGCATATTCCTTATCATAATTTTCCTGAGCTTCTTTTGATTTTGTAAAAAAGTCGTTTGCTTCTTTTAATAAAGCCTCTTGTTTTTCTTTTGCAATTCTTTTTTCTTCGTCTGCTCTTTCTTTTGCTTTTCTTTTTGCTTCCTCGTTTTCTTTTTCTCTTTGTTTTTTTCTTTCTTCTTGAAACTCTACCTCTTTACTTAAATTAAACTCTAAACCGTTTTGTATAGCATCGTTCCATTTTTGATTAGCTGAAATATAAGCATCCTCAGCTTTTTTAATGTCTTCCGCTTTTAATGTAGCGTTGTTTTTAGCGTCTTGAAATAATTGAAATTTTACTTTAGCATCGTTTGCGTATAATTTCTCCCTATCTGCATAAGCCTTTTTTTCAATATCTAATAATTCGCTTTCTGTTTTTCCCGATAATTTACCCCTTAATAAATCAAGTCTTGTTTTATTATCAATAGCCTTTGAGTTTAAATCTAAAAGTCTATTTTGTTCTGATATTGCATTATTAAGATTGTTTTGCGCTTCCTCGTAAGTTTCTGTTGATTTAGTACCTGACATTAATTTCTCAATTAAGAAACCTAAAGCAACAACCAAAGCACCAACGCCCGTACTAACTAAAGCAATTCTTAAAAGTTTTAACGCCCCCGTTGTCGTACCCACTACAGTAGCATAAGCAACCTGCAACCCTATTTGAATTTTAGTCGCTACACTTGACAACCCAATAGCCAAAGCACTTTCTTTTTGTAATGCGTTTGATATAGATTGAATACCTACAGTTAAACCGATAGCACTTTCAACTTTTAACATTGTTTCTTGCAAGTCTTTATTTTCTTCTCCTAATAAAGCACTTGCGGAAGTAGCAACAGAAAACGCGCCAGATAAGGCTTGCGTACCTTGTACAACCGCATCGATGTTTTTTGTATCGCTTCCTAAGTTTTTAATACGTGTATTTATATCGCCAATCTTATCAGAAACCTCTCCCGCTTGTTTAGCGATTTTGTTATATTCTTCTGAACCTTCAGGAAGTTGCGCAAGTTGTTCTTTTAGCTTTCTTAATTCTGCCTTTAAAGAAACACTACTTTTTTCCGTTTCTGCAAGTGAATTTTGTAAAGCATCAAGACCGCCCATTGCTTGAACCGCCTCAACATCTATTTCTATGATTTTCTTTATAGCCACAATCTTATTTTTTTAAATGTTTCTTTTATCGTTCTTGGATATCTATATCCACCCTTTGCAAACCTTATATTTTCAGTCGTAGGCTTAAAATCCATAGACTGTAAAAGTTCAATTATTTGTGTTATCATATTTGAGTTTGAATTACAGTTATTGTAAATGTATCGCTTCCAACTGTTACGCTTATATCCATCGAACGAGTTAAAGTTTCATCGGTTATCCCTGCCGTATATTTATCAACTTTGATTTTTAAATAGTTTGTTTGCGTTCCCGTTGCATTCTCTAAAGTTACCCAACTTGTACCGTCGCCCGTATCTACTTTTGAAGCTAAATAGTTTTGATTAGCGGTTATTTTACAATCGTAATTTTGTGCGCTTGGTGTAACTTGTAAAGTCGTAAATTCAACTCCATTATCAACACTCGGATAAGCGGGAACGTATAACGAAATTAAATCAGCAGTTAGCAATGTACTGTCAGCAAAATAATCAACGGTGTCAGCAGTTAAATAAACCACATCGTTAACCGAAGTAAAAGGCACTCCGATATAATTCAATAACTCGAAATCTACTTTACCACTAACTAAATTGATTTTCATCGAGTTAATAATGTAAGCATAACCGCCTATTTGTATTCTATCGTTTAGTCTTAAGTTTATCAAAACTCCGATGGGCAAATAAGCGGTATAATTAGAAATCCTGCGTTTCAAAGAATACAAATCGCTTATGTAATCCTGCCAATAATTCGAAAACAAATTGCGTGTAATTTCGGAATAAAGAAACGTACTTTTATCGGCTGAATAGTTTACTGAGTTGCTAACTTGGTTTACTAATAAATCGTTTTCAGTTGATGTAAGCCACGTGTAATGCGTATCGCCGTAATCATGTAACTTTATCGAAGTATCATAAAACTGATAACCGCAACGGTAAAATATAAAAGGTTTGCCAATGTAAGGCTCAAGCGTTTTATCAAATGACTTACCAACTTGTATATTTGTTAAATCACCCGTCGAAATATTGTTTAATCTTTCAAAAACTAAATTCTCAAATTGCGTTTCAACTTTTAACTCTGTCCCGTCAATATCGTAAGTAACTTGCAACACAGACTATCTAAATGAAAGCGAAAACGAAACGTTTAGACAAATGATGTTAAGTGAAAGCGTTTGGTTAATTGAGGGCGGTGTAATAAACCCCGTAAACATCGACAAAAAGTCTATCGAATACAAAACATCTTTAGTCGATAAATTAATTCAGTATTCAATCGATTTTAAATATTCATTTGATATTATCAATCAATGTTAAAAGTTTCCATTTACGTAGAGGGTAAACAACTCGAATTATTCAAAGATGAACAAATCGAAATTAATTCGACGGTGCAAAATATTGCCGATATTTCAAAAACATTCAGCGATTTTAGCCAAAGTTTTACCGTTCCCGCTTCAAATATCAATAACGATATATTTCAACACTACTATAATACAGATGTTGACGGTAATTTTAACCCAAATATTAGAGTTTTAGGGTATATTGAATTGGGTTCTATGCCTTATCGATACGGACTTATTCAGTTAGAAGATGTAAAGATTAAAAACCAAAAGCCATACGCCTATACAATTAGGTTTTTTTCAGCAACTTTGAATCTTTCGGACTTGTTTAAAGAAGATGAACTCGGTATTTTAGACTTATCAGCATACGACCACAACTTTGATACATCGATTTTTGATGCTTTATACACCGAAAGTATAGCCGATGGCGATGTTTATTACCCTTTAATTACTTCTTTGCGTAATTATGTGATTGGCAACGGTACTGATTTAGACATTACTCACGTTTCGGGTGCGATAAAGTACTACGAATTAAAACCCGCTTTGAGATTGAGTAGAATTTTCGAAGCGATTGAATATTTTTACGATGTTACGTTTAAAAAAGACTTTTTAAATAGAGCCGTTTTTGACAATCTATTTATGTGGTTGCACAAAGAAGCGGGGCAAATTGAAAGCTTTGGCGATGAGATAAGAGTTAATATTGATAGCGCGGGTACATTAAACGATATATTTGTGACTGTAAATACTACAGATGACAGTATAAGCTATACAAATACTGATTTGAATAAATACAAGGTATTATTTAAAGTAAGCCCCGAAGCAGGTTTTGAGGATATAACATATAGAGTAAGAATATTTAATGATGGTATTGAAAAAATAAACGCAGACGGTATAGGTGAACAAACTTTTATATTTGAGGGTGGAGAAGAGGCAACTTATTTAAATACTTTTTCAATTCAAGCGGTAGGAGATTTTGAATTTACAACTCGTATTTTGGTTAGATTAAAACCATTAGGGGCAGGAGTTACCGACAAAGCGACTACAACGCCAACGCAAACTATAAACGGATACGCTTACATATCTGACTTAATGCCTAAAATGAAAATTAAAGATTTCGTGACTTCGGTTATCAAAATGTTTAATTTGGTTTTAGTTCCTATAAACTCTACAACGTTTACTCTTATACCGTTGGATGATTGGTATGCACAAGGCAGGTTAATCGATATTAGCGACTTTGTAGAAACAGACGAGGTAACAGTTAAAAGACCGAAACTATTTAAACAGATAGATTTTAAACATCAAAATACGGAACAAATATTAGGAGAAAAGTTTAGAGAAAATAACGGTGGGATTGGTTACGGTGATTTGCGAACTACTTACGATATTGACGGGACAGAGTTAAAAGTTGAAACGAAATTTGA